CTTCTTCGATCTGCTCAACAGCAAGAGAGGTCTGGTCGGGAATGGTGAACTTATATTCGAGGCCGGATAGTGGTTTAATATTAACAGCCTCTTTGCCGACGAGCATAGTTTCAGCGAGGCCAAAAACAACCTGCTTAATAATATCTGCATCGAGCATCGAGGTATCGGAAGTAGTAGTAGCCATTTTATATCACCTTATGAGGAAGCATAGTATGTCGGAATAACGTAAACCCGCACGAGTCCACCAGTATTTTCGGGAATTGCTTCGAGAGCCTTACCAACAATCTGACCTGCACCAGACTTGGTTACAACAGTTCCAGCAGCAGCAGTCTCCATGAGTGCGCCAACAGTAACAGCGGAATGCGTAGCCGGAAGAACCATATCTACGACTTCACCGGCCGAAAGGGGCATAATAGTGACTGGTACATTTGCTGTGGCAATGCCGGTCTGTGGGTCTTTAGTGTCAGTAAATGCGTAACCATCTGGATATTCGCCAGCACCAACCACATCACAAGTATCGGCGGTGGTGGTAATCTTGAGAAGAGTGCCCGCATTAGAGATTGCGGTTGCGGTAGTCATAACAATACCGCCATTGGATGCTTTCTTTAGTCGTCCCATTTATAATCACCTAATTTAATGAATGTATGATAGATATTCGTCTGGAATGCCCATTGCCTTGGCCCGTGATTTCTTATCATTCTCGGGTGGTTTTGCATCGATCTTCTGTTCGGGAGGCTTAGTAATTTTGCCAGTCTTTACGAAATGAACCTTAGCACTCTTAAGAATCTTAAGGCGAGATTCGGGATCAAGATCGATTGCAAACTCAGTGGGCTTTTCAATACCAAGTTCAGCAAGTTCAGTCTCCGCTTTAGCGATTTCACCCTGTAGGAGAGTTTCGTATTTTTCTTTGAAACTTGTAGACGAACTTTCGAGAGTCTCTGCCTTGGTCTTATAGGATGCAAGGTCAGCAGAGAGTGTTTCAATTTGTGTTTTGTAAGAAGAAATAGTATCGTTGATTTGACGCCTTGCGAGTTCAATTTCGGCCTGCGAAATGGCAGACTCGGGAAGTTTAACGCCCTCATCGGGCTGTTTAATTGGATTATCTACAGTCATTGATTCACCTAGTTCAAACATCTTTTTTGGTACTTCTTTATCGAATTCTTTGTAGTGCTTCGCAAGATGCGAATAAACAGCACTTTTATCGGCATCAGAAATGCTTGCGAGCGTTCTGGCACCGTTTATAGCAGCCATAGCAGCAACAACTCCAGCCCACACAACTGCATTGGTTTTTGGATCGTGATGGGGGAATTTAAGATCGCCAAATGACTTCGGGGGATATTCAGCCGCCCATGCGAAATGTCCGGCAATTATGCCAATTTCCTGTGCGGTTAGTTCTTCAAATGATTTATCTGTGAAATCGGAGAGAGTTGGTCTTGACCAAGAAGAAGAGGAATCTTCTTTATATGAGAATTTATGTGGAGGAATCACACCATCACCTTCATATGCACTAAATGAAATCACATTATGATGGGCCTTTGTGCCGGGAATTGCAGGAGTGATTGTGAATGCCGCCCCCGAAATAAAACCATCAACAGGATTATCAGAATCGCCGTCTGTGATTACAAGTTCTGGACTAATGGAGTCAAATCCTTCCTTTTCGATGAGATTGCGATTAGTGCTATCAAAGATGAGGCCATCGTAAGAAATAGTGTCTGTTAATTCATCATAGCCAAGTCCAGTGAGAAAACCAATGATGTCCCGATTATCATGAGTAAGATAAAATGGGAGAGCATCATTGAAATGCTTGAAAAGATTCTTAATAAACGCCGGAGTGATATTGGTGATTATTCCATCTTTTCCATGAAAAGCACCTGGGCGGGCCATAGTTCCGTCAACAGATAAATATGTAGGTTTTTTCCACTCCATATTTATTTAAATTTGGTTACTTATATATAGGAAATTGGTTCTCTACATAGTCCTATATACATTTTCTCCTTCGTCTTTTACGTGAGATACGTCCGATTCAGAAGTCTCTGGATAATCGGGTGTTCTATCAGAACCGCCTTTAACAGCGTTTGCCACACTTTCCTGCGATGAAGTATTTGCACTAGTATTAATTAAGAAATTTCTCTGATCGGCCCTGAGAGGTTCATATCCAAGCATATCACGCACTTCAGAGTCAGTAAAGATGCCAAGACTTCCCATGATTGCGGCAGTACGCCAGAGTTCAAGTTTGGAATTTGCGAGATTAAGTTCGAGTTTCATATCAAGACGGTCCACTGGAAGAGTGGGGTCAATGAGTTTGATACGAGCACGAATATTATTCAAAATTACAGGCTTAATCTTTTCTGCGAGTTGGATGACTTTGGAGGATACATAATTAGAGATTACGAGTTCGGATGCATAACTCCCGGCCTGTGAAGAATTGACCATCGATTGTGGCACATTGAGACCGGCCATAATAGTGCTATCCAGTTGAGCGATGAGTTCGTTGGACTGAAGATAGTTCACCTTGGACTCAATCATACCAATTTTGACATTATCCGTGCTCACAACCCCCTGATCTGGCATCTGGGACTTAAGACTGTTGATATAACGTGAGATGAATGAGTCAATATCAGCATTAGCCGCCGCTTGACGCTCGGCTGTGGTGCCAGGATACATTGAGAGTGGGAATAGTTCAGCATTGATTTGATGATGCTCACGAGGCACATTACGCCATCGGAGGAGAACATCGATAATCTGGCACTGACGCTTCCACCAGACTGAGATAAAAGTGCGAGTCAGCGGGGATACAGAATAAATTCCATAGGTTTCCCGGCCCATATTATCCTTCACAAAGATAGGAGTGGACTTATATTTTAGATGAGTAATGCGCTCCATTGGATAAAGACGCCGATCCAACTCGAACAATCCTAATTCGTTAAAGGCAAGATACTTAGGATTCATAATAATCGAAGTCGAAGTAGTGCCCATCTTAGTATCTTCGTCGAGAATGGCGCAATATTTGTTCGGGAGAATTGTGAGTGAAAGATCGTCGTTATTGAGAATGAATACATTTCCAAACATTAGAAGCATTTCGGATAGAGATTCTCGCATTGAATTGTAATCTACAGTATCTTCGAGTTCATTAGCAAGTTCGATCATCCTCTTCTCGCCCGCATCGAGTTCCATTCCGGCATCTTTTACATAATATCCAGCGAACGATTGGCGAATAAGAGTTGAAATACGGTCGAATGAACCCCCAACTTCAGGCTCCCATACATATAGTTGCTCCTGAACCTCCTCATCTTTCATGTTTGCGAAATCGGAAAGTTGAGTGAGATAGCCCACGAGTTCGGATGTGATGGCTTTTGAGGCTGCAATATTCGATGAAGTGGACTTCGAGCCGTCGAGGAAGCGGGAAAAGTGTTTAGTAATGAATGTTTTTACTCCCACGATGAACGCTCCGATGTGCATGTAATTTCATATTTCAGCGGATAGACATAATAAGGCACATAAATTGGCCTCATTCGGCAGCACTTTGGACAGCGACGGCGACAGATTCGACAGCACTCATCGGGAGGCTGAGGAGAGTTATGCCATTCACTCGTTGAGGATGCATAAGTTCGACATCCAGTTTGATAATCTTCTTCAGTCATTTCAATACCTTCAAAATTTTGGGTAAAAATACTATCATTTTACGGGGAAAGAATAAGATAAGTTGGTTGAGAGGAATAAGTAGTCCTACCGAGAACTATATATAGATTTTAAATGCACTTTTTAGAAACTACGTAGACCAATTGCCCGATTTACAGGCTGAACACGCTCATCGGCAAAGAATTGAATGATATTTGCGACACAATCAGCCATATCCTTCGAGCCATCCTTGGGGTGATCCACTCGGATTTTGGTCTGGAGTCTCTTGCGAATGAGTCGCTCTGCCTCATATTTTAGCATTTCATCATAAACGACTTCGCAGGCCCCACTTTCCTGCCCGTCACGCCAGAGGTTATATTCCTTTTCACCCACGACATTCTGCACAGTGTTAATATGACGGTCGAATTGACAATATTCGATGAGTTCGACGGAGAGCCATGCATCAAAGATGATATCCGTGATGTGGAGATTATCAATTAGCGAGCCAACATAGTCTTTTACGACGGATGGCCGCAGATATTGTTGTCCCTCTTCCTTCTGGAGTGAAGTAACACCATCGACAACGGTGACTCCCCGGTTCCAGTCTCGATACCCCACAGCAATGCCATAGGCATCATTGCGCCAGGCCGGATCAATTGCGAGAACATGCGAGATTTTAGATGGAGATGGGATTTGGCGATTGGCAAGAATGTTAGGCCGCCGATACATTTTCATCCCATTCGGGAATTGAATGGCCGAAGCAGAGGACGGATCACAAGCAAAGTCCTTATAGAAAGAATCCATATCGAATTTGAACTCTTCGAGGAGGGATTCCTTAGAAATACTCGGGTTCATCTCCCAAGTGGGAATGCGAAGAGCATAGACATTGGGCTGCATAACCCCACCGTCCTTATTGAGCATAGTCGCCCGCTTATAGAGCGTGAGCATAATCCCATTTTCGGACTTTGGCGACGAGATCGCAGCAGTACGACCATCTCTGCCGAAGGTTACAGTGGACTTTTTGAGAATATTATAGGCTTCCCACGCTTTTGTGGTGCCATTTTCGCCCTCGAATAGATCGAGTTCATCGAAGAGCACGAACACATTTGACCGTCCAGCCGCCATATTTGGCGATGATGAGAGTGCCCGAATACGGAAATTCTTGGCATCGCAGAAGATATCGCTGGACCGATAGTCAATATCATACCATTGATTTATCCACTCCGAAGATTCGAGCATATTCGTGATATTATAGAAAACCCCGTCCTGAATCTGGTCTTTTGATGAGGCGAGACAGGCCCCGGAAACCAACTGATTTGGGAGAAGGCCCCAATGTTCAGCCGGATTTGGCTTGG